GGCATTCAAACTCATGATGGTTTGTATGATGAAGCAAATAAGAAGTACTTTATGGGATTCACTCCTGAAGTTAAACCACGTACTTCACTTCCTTATATTCTCCATTTTGCTGATATGATGGCTGCTCGTATTGAATTTGAACGTGAGTGGTTGCCTAAGTTTAAAAATGGAACAGCTAAAGCAGCTCCAATTAAAAAAACAACTAACACTCCTTCTGCCACTAAACAAAAAGCTCTTAGTGGAGTTAGAAGTGAAGGACTAAAAAATCTCTTAGATAGTATATGATAATTACAATTATTATACTTTCAGTTACGGTCGTGATCTTAGGATTCACGACCTTTAACCTTCTTAAAAAAGTTGAACGTTACGAAGATGAATTAAATAAAAGACAAGAAGCCATTGTCTCATATCAAGAATATATTAATGGACTTGGTAGTACAGTAGAATTTATGACTAAGCGTATAGATGAAATTGATACTAAAGGTACTTTTAAAAGTGATGATGAAGTAGGTTTTTTCTTCGAACGACTTAAAATGCTAAATGATCTTATAAGACCCTATAATGTAAAATTATGAGTGAAGAAATAGCCCCAAAAAAGAAAAAAGGTGTACAATACTTCACTCAAGAAACAGAGGACGCTATTGTAAGATATAATAAGGCAACCAATCCTTTAGAGAAGGAAAAAATCTATCATAGATACATCCACTATCCATTCTTTAAACTTACTGAGAATATTATTCATACCTTTAAGTTCTATTATACAGAAGTAGAGAATATTGAAGACCTTCAGCATGAGGTAATTACCTTCCTTCTCTCTAAAATGCATTTATACGATCAAAGTAAAGGATCTAAAGCATACTCTTATTTTGGCACAATTGCAAAACGATATCTAATTATATCCAATACGCGAAATTATAAGCGTAGAATTGATAAGGCACCTGTTGACGGATTAGATGAGAATGAAAAATTCTCTTATCAAATAGAAGAAACATTACAAGATGCCCATGATGATAAACTCTCTTACTATATAGATAAATTTACAGAATATTGTACTGAAAATATTTTTGAGATGTTTCCTAAAGATGAAGATGCTCAAATTGCAGATGCTATTCTAGAACTATTCCGTAAACGCGATAGTATAGACGTCTTTAATAAGAAAGCGCTATATATCTACATTCGTGAACAGGTAGACGCTAAAACCCCAAAAATAACTAAGATAGCAGGTCAACTATACGATATATTCAAATCTAACTATATACATTATTTAGAACACGGTTATGTAGAGTTTAAATAACCTAGTATTTATAACTATGAGCCAGTTTGATAAAACAGTATTTGGTAAAAAGAAATTCTCTGATTTATTAGAGGAAATCTATGACAATCAAAAGAAAAAAGATAAGCAAATAAATGCCCTTATCAATGAACTAAAACCTATGATTGAAGAAATAGGTGATGCTACTCTCTTAGTTCCCTTAATTAAAGAATACCTAGAAATGGGCATCAAAAATGATGACCTATTAATTAAGATGGCAGCCCTAGCACAACGTGCAATGAACAGTGAAGCAACTGATGCCGGTCTAGGTATTTCAGATGAAGAAAAACAACAGTTACTTGATGAAATAAACAAGTTTAAATCTGAGGAGTAATGGCTAAAACAAATAGGTCAGGAGGTGTTTTAGGAGCTTTACTTGATAAGTCTAGATTTTCTATAGCTTTTCCAGTTCAAAATGTAGGTAGAGTAGTTAGTATAGTATTAGATGAAACTCATCCTAGATTTAAAGAATTAGGTGAATGGAATGGTTTAGGCACTATTGAATACACTCTAGTTGACCAGCCAGTACCTATTAATCAGTTATACCCTACAGCTAAACCTTATGATCCTTCTATAAGAAGTTTTCCTTTAATAAATGAGATAGTTCTTATCTCTTCTTTTCCTAATACTGATATAGGTGAGTTTTCTTCATCTAAAATAGCATACTATGTAAGTATAGTAGGTATATGGAATCATCCACATCATAATGCTTTCCCCCAAAACTCAAATATTTTACCTCCTTCTCAACAAAAAGACTATGTTGAAACTGAATTAGGTAGTGTAAGGAGAGTAACAGACCAATCTACTGAAATATTTTTAGGAAAAACGTTTGTTGAAAGAGGAAATATTCATCCACTTTTACCATTTGAAGGCGATAGAATCCTAGAAGGTAGATGGGGCAATTCAATCCGTTTTGGTTCCACAGTTAAAGATACTCTTAATACTTGGTCTTCAACAGGAACTAATGGTGATCCAATTACTATACTTAGAAATGGTCAAGGTAATCAAACAGAAGAAGGATGGGTACCTACAATAGAAGATATTAATAATGATGATACTTCTATTTATCTAACTTCTACTCAAAAAATTCCATTAGAAGCAGCTAGTACTTCTTACTCTAGTTATTCTTCAACTCCTCCTATTACCCCTAATGAGTATGCTGGTAGACAACTTATCTTAAACTCAGGTCGTTTAGTATTTAATACTACAGAAGATCATTTACTTTTATCATCAACCAAAACTGTAAATATCAATGCTTTAAACGGCTTTAATGTTGATTCACCGCAGTCGGTGATCCAATCTAATAGCGTGTTATTAGGTGGGATTAATGCGGTAGAACCAGTACTTAAAGGTGATACCACTATTAACATTTTAGTAGATCTAATCACTCAATTACAAGCTTTAACTGTAGCACTTCAAACTGTTACCCCAATAGGAGGACCAGCAGTAGCAGCTGCTGCTACTCAGTTAGTTCCCCAATTAGCTGCCATAAGAACTCAACTACAAACTACAACTAAATCACAAGTAAGTAAAACATTATAATGGCTGGAATTGATATTAATACTATATTGAATGCTATACCTGAGGATAAAAAAGTAAAGGGTTTACAAAAACTAGGACAAATTCTAATTCAAAAAGGAACTGAACTAGATAATCAGTTACCTTCTTCTATAACTAATCTTGTATCTCAATTCACTCCTGGTTCATGCCCTGATCCCGCTATACTACAATCTATAGTTGAGAAACGAAATAATATAGTAGGCAAGTTAAACACTGTGGGGCAATCCTTAAATACAGTTACATCTACTTATACAGGTGTGTCTAGTTTTTTAGATGTAGTTTTATTTTCTATATCCAATTTAAAAAATATTAAAATTGGAGTTTCAGCTGCTGCTAAAGCAATTCCCTTTGGACTCCCAGGAGCAATCCCTGCATCTTTAAGTGATTTAGGAGATGCTATTAATAGATTAACATTTGATAACTTAGGTAATTCTAAACTTCAACAACAAAAAGATAGAATAGATAGTTTAATTATTCCTATTGCTATATTTTCTAAAACCATCCAGAATATAATTAATTTACTTAATTCTTTAGATACTTTAATTATAGGATGTAACCCTACTTCTACTTTAGATTCCTTATCAGATACTATAATACAAACTGCTAATAGTCAAACCCAAGCAGATATAAACGATGGTTCTTATAAAGGATTTACTTTTATAATAGAGGAAGTACCTTTTAGCCCTACTGTCAATCGTATAAAAGCTATAGCTTTAAATCAAGGGGGTATTCCATTATTAGAAACTCCTTTATCGTTTACAACCAACAGACAAACATTAATCGATGAACTTAAGCTAATTATTGATAGAGATAATTTAAAAGCTTACTAAATTCAATATTTATAACAGATGAAACCAAGTGAATTAAAATCATTTATCAAAGAAGCAGTTAGAGAAGCTATCCAAGAGGAATTAAAAGATATCCTTTTGGAAGCAGTTCGTGCTCCTAAAACACCAATTCAGGAAGCTTATAAGATGCATCCTGTAACTGTTGACGCTCCTACAACACAAGCCCCACAAAAATCATCAGCTGAAAAAAGAGCTATGATGGAAAGTATTATGGGTGATATGAGAAGAGGACAAGATACTCTTAACTTCACCTCAGCTGATGCTAGAGGAGCGGCTATGAATCAAACAACAATGCAAGTACCCTCAGGAGCTATGCCTGGTGGAGATCTCCCCTCGGGAAATGTAGGTTTAGATATGATAATGGGTCTAATGAATAAGAAATAATGGCAATTTTTATAGGTAGAAAATATCCCATTGATACTCAGCCTGCTAGGGCTGTTGGGGTTGCTATACCTTTTAATAATGCAGCAGTATTTACTTCCAATTATACTACTTCTAGACAACTTAACTCTAATATTATAAACTTTTTTTTAACTAATAGAGGAGAAAGAGTATTAGATCCCACTTATGGTGCTAACTTAAGAGCAACAATTTTTGAACAAATTACAGAAGGTAATTTAGATGCTTTAAGAGCAAAAATAGAAACAGACTTAGCTACTAATTTCCCAGATGTAAGATTAGCTAATTTAGAAATTTTAGGAAGTGAAGACTTGAACACTATTCAAGTAGATATAACCTATACAGTTGTGCTATCCGGAGAAACTGATACCGTTAGTTTAAACTTTAACCAATAATGGCTGAGAATAAAAATATAAATTATCTAGCAAAAGATTTTACAGTTCTAAAGCAACAGCTTATAGACTATGCTAGAACTTACTTTCCAAATACTTATAACGACTTTACTCCTTCATCACCCGGTACCATGTTTATTGACATGGCTGCTTATGTAGGTGATATTTTATCTTTCTATTTAGATAACCAAATCCAGGAGAACTTCTTACAATACGCTAGGGAAGAATCAAACTTACTTACTTTAGCTTATATGTTAGGTTATAAACCTAAAGTAACCAGTCCAGCCGGAGTTGAACTTACATTTTACCAACAAGTACCAGCTAAATTATCGGGCAGTTCAACTGTTCCTGATTTTGATTATGCTTTAAAGTTAGCAGAAAATGCTTCTATTGGTTCTACTTTAACAGGCACTCCTTCATTTTTAGTACAAGATCAAGTTGATTTTTCTTTTTCTAGTTCATTAGACCCTACAGTAATAAATGTTTACCAGATTACAAATAATCAACCTAGTAAATATCTTTTAACTAAAACTAGAAAAGCTATCTCAGCTACTATTAATACTACTACATTTACTTTTGGGTCTCCACAACAATTCCCAACAGTAGAAATTAATGATACTGAGATTATTAAAGTATTAGATATAGTAGATAGCCAAGGTAATATTTGGTATGAAGTAGATTATTTAGGTCAAGAGACAATTTATGAGTCTTTACAAAATGTTAATACAAACGACCCTAATTTTTCAGCAGATCAAACACAAGCTCCTTATTTGCTTCAATTAAAAACTGTACCTAGAAGATTCGTAACTCGTTTTAAAGACTCAAATACACTTCAACTTCAATTTGGTGCTGGTACAGTAGCCGATTTTGATGAGCAGGTTACTCCTAACCCAGATAACGTGGGTATAGGTTTACCTTTTGAACAAGATAAACTTAATGTAGCTTATTCTCCTAACAACTTCATGTTCACAGATAGCTATGGTATATCCCCGTCTAATACCACTTTAACAGTAAGGTATTTAACAGGTGGGGGAGTGGGCGCAAACGTACAAGTAGGCGCTTTAAACACGTTATCTAATGGTAATCTAAACTTTTTACAATCTAACCTAAACGCAGTTACTGCCCAAGATATATTTGATTCATTCGCAGTTGATAATTTAGTTGCTGCTTCTGGGGGTGGAGATGGTGATTCAATTGAAGAGATTAGACAGAATTCTATGGCTCAATTTAGTTCACAACTTAGAACTGTGACCCAAGACGATTATTTAGTTAGAGCTTTAAGTTTACCTTCTCAATACGGTCAAATAGCTAAAGTATACACTACTCCTCAAAAAGCTAGTGAAGTAACAGCTAATGAAAAGATAACATCCTTGGATCTTTATGTTTTAGCTTACAATAACCAAAAACAATTAGAAACCCCTTCTACAGCTCTTAAAAATAATATTAAAACCTATCTTTCTCAGTACCGTATGATAAACGATACTGTAAATATTAAAAACGGTTTTATTATTAATATTGGAGTTAATTTTGATATAATTGTACTTCCTAATTTTAATTCAAATGAAGTTATAGCTGCTTGTATTGTAGCTTTACAAACTTTCTTTAACATAGATAATTGGCAGATTAATCAACCTATTATTTTAAGAGATTTATACAATATATTAGACAGAATACCGGGAGTACAAACTGTAAAAAATATTGAAATAATAAATAAAGCTGGGGTTAGTTTAGGTTATTCACAATATGGATATGATATACAAGGAGCTACAGTAAATAATATAATTTACCCTTCAATTGATCCTTCAATTTTTGAAGTAAAATATCCAAACAGTGATATAATTGGTCGTGTAGTAACTTTCTAAAAAGTATATTTATAAATAAACCATGGGACTACGAGACAAATTATTAAAAGGTGATTCTAATATATCTCTAAAAGGATTGGACCCAGTTAATGCTGCTCAAATCCCCTTAGATAAAACATTTAATCGTACTAGTTTAGATATGGAAGACCCTCTACCTTCAGGGGGTCCCATAACTAAAGGATTACCATATTCAGCAACAATAGGACAAGAACAAGTATTTTTTCCTGGTCAAAC